CATAATTCTATAGAATTATTGAAACTATACTTAACATTTTGAAAAACTAGGAGTAGAACATCAGATACCCTGCTAGCAAAATATCGGATGCGCTGCTCCCTACAAAACCTAAAGGTTTTCAATCCAAATCGTTAATAATTTCAAATGAAACGGCAACGCACTAAAAACGACTAAAACTGGTTTGCTTTAACCAATTTACAGAACTTTTATAAAAGGGTATACGCCAAAGAACAAATCCTCTCTATTCTTCCAAGAACGGCTAACTCCGTTTTCAGAATAGCTTGCCATGTAGGCTTCTCCTGCCTGTGAGCGGTCATACACTGCCAAGTCAACGATATTGTTCTCAAATTTTTTCAAATCCTCGGCAATGTCATCATCTGTGTATGTATCTGGATACATACGCTTTATGGCAATCTCTTTTTTTGCCTGCTCTATCAGTTGATTTAAGAGTGGGTTTTCTTCCTTTCGGTCGAATACCACAGTATCGTCCTCGTCAACGTGAAACTGCCGCAGTCTGATTTTTACTTGCTCTAAAATGCTGTAATCAGCCATAAGCAATCACTCCCCTTACATGCCAAACGCAGACAAGATATACTGTTTCAACTCTGTGCCGTTCATTTCAGCTGCGCCACCAATGCCAACCTTCAACGCCAACTGTCGCAGTTCATCGACAGGCATGCGCGCGATTTCGCTTTTTGTATAGGCTTTCTTGCCATTAGAATCTGGAACTTCCTCGAAAGGCTCATACCAGATGCCGTTATGTTTTACTTTGTGGTCGAATTTCATTTAACCGACCTCCTTTTTAGTAGCATTTAATAACATAGGTGCTGTCCATTCTCTCATAAGAGGGCAGTACAATTTCGGATACGGTTGTCTTTGTCTGCACAGGGTCATTAGAAACCGTTACCGCAACTGCAACACCTGTATTGACAATGGATACATCCGCATTTTCGCTACCCATCAGCGTTCTTTCTTCTGGTGTAGTACCGTACCATGTGTTACCCAGTGCGCCGTTAGGAATCAGTGTCGCGAAACCATCTGGATAGAATTTGGCAGCGGTGCCAGCCTCGTTTTTGTACTGCTTGGAATAAATAACAATATTGATACCCAATTCAGCAGAGAAGATTTCCTTCACCCTGTTATCGTTCATGAAGATGTTCGCCGTTATATTCTGCGCCAGAATTGCGGACTTGATTTTCTTATTCTGTTTCAGATAGTCCATGGTCTTTCTGGAAATAATCATGATAGAAGGTCTTTCACCTGTTCTGGATTCTACGTAATCCAGCGCGGTCGCGATATCGCCCATAGGGTCAGAGTTTTCAGTATCAGACCATTTATCAGTTGTTGTTGTCAATTCCGCAAAGTTATTTGTTTTGTACTCGTTGTTAGGGTCATAGTTGTATGCGTATGTAGCACCATCTGCCTGAATGGAAATTTTAGGAGAACCGTCAGAAGGGGCTAACAGCTGCATAATCATTCTTTCTGGTACAACTTTTGCACCGTCAACCAGTGTGTTGGTATCATCGAAAATTCTTCTCAGTACGTCCTGTGCGTATGGGTCCGCTGTATCCTGCACACGCATGATTTCCTGTTCGTCAATTTCCTTCACAAGCATGGATTCGCGGAAGAACGCCATTTCTGTCTCTGTCATCTTGAACCCTTCTCTGCTTCTCAGCGTAGAAACTGCATCGAAATTGGAAGGTTTCAGAGAAACAGGCAACCCCTTTGAAGTCTTAATCCATTTCAGGTCAAGACCCATTTTCTTTTTTGCAGGGAACAGACCTTCACCAAGATAGGGGATTCTGTTACTCGCAACCTCTGTCTGCACAAGGGCAATCGCCTTTGCGTTATATACATCTCTGATATTCATTCTTTTGCACCTCCTTATTCAAATACAATCAGTGGCAGTGCAGTCTTTACCGCCGCCGCAATCGTAATTCCTGCGTTCGCGTTCGCATTTGCTTCATTCACGCAAGCAAAAGCCTTGATGATAGTGCCGTTAGGGTTGGAATCGTACACGTCATAAAGCAGGATACCGACTGCCGCCGAATCACCGCTTCCACCATTTACCTTTTTCCCCTCTGCGGAAATAGGATTCCCGGCCCTGCAAACTCCATCTGCAAACGCGGATGCGTCCAAAGTGATAGGCGTGAACAATTCACCACCAAGTTTTCTTTTCAGAATTTCATTTTGCGTAGTTACGCTTGATTCTTTAAACTTCATTTTTTCATCCTCCTTACATATAATTTTTCAATACGGATTCCGCTGTTTTATTTGCATCGGAAAAAGCACCGCCGATTTCCTTCGCCATCTTTTCAGCGTCCGTTTCTTCTTTTCCGTTTCCGCCAGTACCGCCGCCGGGATTCTGACTGCCTGCCGCAATTTCATCTTCCTTGGCTTTGGCTGCTGCCGTTTCTTTTTCGGTAATAATCTGACCGAGAACGTCATAATCAAATGTGCCGTCATCCTTCACAATCTGCGCCGCCTGTTCAGCGGTTACTTTGAATTTTTCGGCCGCCGCCGCTCTCTGGTTTGCCAATGTCTGTGCCTTTTCAAGTTTCAGACAGACCATTGGATTCCAATTCATCAATCTTCGCCTGTAATTCGTCTGCTTTATCGGCTTTTTCTTTGTACTGCGCAGCTTTATTTTTTTCGGTCAAAACTTCCTTGTTACTCTGATTCAGCAGATTAGTAATCTGTTCATCGGTTGCTTCTGGAAAAAGTTTCAGCACATCTTCTCGTTTCATGGTTATTACCTCCTGTTCTTTTACTCACGCTTTTGTTACCGCAGGTCGCGCCTGCTGAGTTTTGCTATTTACCGCATAGCTGCTTATTTTTTGCAAACAAAAAACAGCCCATAAGGACTGTTTAAGTTTTCGTGTATTTAAGACTGCATCTGCAATTTACAATTTCCTCTGCACCTGCCCCTAAAGAGTAGTCACGAGGGAAGGACATTTCAGATGCCCCAATATGAAAAGAATCGAATATCCCGACTTTATACCCATTCGCTTCGGCGTGTGTATGCCGCACCTTATCATCAAGCATGGTTATCCAAGTCTTGTACTTATAACCCTGCTTAACCATTCTGGTGTATTCTCGGTAGTTGCCTATGGTATTTGCTTCGTTCGCCGCAATGTTCATGGCACGCTCAACAGATGTAAAGTAGGGCGTATCCTTATTTTCAACGGTTGTTCGGATAATATCTTCTGTGATTTTCTCCGAATATTCTTTTATGTATGCTGGCGTCTCTCTGACCTTTAGAAACTTCAACGCCGTCTTTTCGTATTCTGCGGAAAGACTTTGAATGAAGTCTCCTTCATTTCCTTCTTGTTCCAAGAAAGCATAAAAAAAAGAAATAAAAATCGGCTCAAGTTCTTTTGCCAACTCAAGCCGTTCTTTCTTTTCTTCGTCAGATATTTCCATTTCGCCGAAATAGGTTTCATATACAATTTTCTCTGTATGCAATTCGTCATTCGGGATTCTTGACATGAAACCACCTCTTTATTCTTCTGCAACCGTTTGAGACTGTTTTGCAATCTCAGCTGCTTTGCGTTCCTGTTCTTCCTTTTCTTCCGCTGTCTGCCACAAAGCGTCCATATAAGGCTTTGAAAGAAGGAATGTTTTTTCAGAATCTCCCCACAGACCAACTGTTTTAACCGCAATAAGAGGGTGTATTCCTGCCTGCAACAGTTGGTATAGCGTCTGTGATTTTGTATACATATTATCTTGCGGACTATGATTTATCTGCACATCGAAATCCCTTGAAGTAATGCCCAAATCATCATGCTTAATGCGAATGATATTCAGCACTACCTTTGCAAGGCGTTTCTCTGCCGCTTTTACGATAGGGTCTTTCAGTTTTGCCCTTGTCTTAGAGAAGTCCCATCCGTTACGAAGCTGTACCGCACCCTGCGTATCACCGCCAGAGTTATTATTGTTTTTATTTGGGATTGCGAGGATAGAAAGGGCGTTATCCCAAAGGTCATCCTTTGCAACCTGTGATTCTGTCTGGTTCAGTTCCTGTGTCATGATATCGACATCGGCTTTGTTTTCTCCGTTATTAGACCTGACTACCAGCGCGCCTTGCTGTTTCATTTTCTGATATGTCTCGCTATCCACATCACAGTTTACGAATTTCACCCATGACTGAACGAACTGCTCAATAGAATCCATGCGGTTTGACTGCATGTTGTTTATGGAATCTAGGATATCAATGACAAGCTCAATATCCGACAACCTCTCATGGTTATTTGGGTATTCCACAATCGGTATACCGCCGAAAGCATGAAGTTTCCAATTCGTAACCTCCGAATTATGTATTTCGCAGGAATGTGTTTCAGTGAAGCACAATTTATACCATTCGCCATTCTTATTTTTCAATTCCTGCACAGCCAGTATCGGTTCTTCTGTGCTGCGGTTGTAAATAACAAAGGTATTTAACGGAGTGGGGGATACAATGCGAAATTTTATATCTCCATCCGAAAACTGAGCTGCCTTAAAGGAAGTGCCTGTTGCCGACTGCCACTCTCCAGACTTAATATCCTTTGACTGCTTATCAACATCAACCATGTAATCATTCAGAATATCTACAGCCTTGTTTATCCGCTCATCATCCTTGCGGCTAACAAACTGTACAGGTTCGCCGTAGGTCTGACCGACCTTGAACTGTACAATCTCATAGGCGTGGTTTTCCACAATCTTATTTATAATATCGTCACGCACAATCTTCTGACGATAACGTATCGGTTGGTCTCCCTTGTAGTAGTGCCAGAGGTAATCAATCGCTGT